TGATAGTAAAGAAACTATTGATAGATCCTTTGACATTGTGGCATCATGTGTTGACATGGTGTACACCAAAGATGAATCATGGTCTGCTAGTGATGTTACAAAGAAAGAACTTGTTGAGTGGTTACAAACTTTTGACTCATCACAATTTAAGCAGGTTGAAAACTTCTTCAACACCATGCCAAAATTAACTCACACTATGACAGTAACCAATCCAGTAACTGGAAAGGATAATGAAATTGTTCTGGAGGGTCTCTCAAGTTTTTTCGGTTAGTCCTTGGTCATGAAGACCTTGAGGCATACTACAGAATAAATTTTGCCTTGATGCAGCACCATAAATATTCATTGACAGAGATTGAAAATATGATTCCTTGGGAAAGAGAAATCTATCTCACTTTATTAGAAAACTATATTAAAGAAGAGGAAGAAAAAGCAGCCAAGGCAAATAGATGAATCGTACTGAACCACCAAAGGGAACACTAGACTCACAACAACCTTGGTATAAAGGTAAGGTTTCTGACGCTCTTTGGAGCAGACTCAAGGCTAGATTAACTGGTGGTACAGATAGTGCTGGTATACAGTATTCATCTTTTGTTCGCATATCATCAGCAGATGCTGATAGATTAATTGCAAACATGAAGAAGGATCCTAGAGGATATCCTCAGGTGGATCAGCGTGGAAAGGATGGAGGTTACTATAATCTAGAAGCATATCAAAACTGGTTGGTAGAGGAATACCTAGAAGGTCCATTCAGGGAAGAGACAAATAGGAAAATAGAACAAGCTGCTATAGAATCTAGAATAAGAGAAATAACAGAAAAGAGAAAAGCACAAAGAGAAAAAGCACAGTCATTTATATCTCCACCTTCTACTCTTAGACCTGGAAAGAAGATATCAGTAAAGGTCAATAGGATGACTGGGATTATTCCCAAGAGACCTATTCCAAAAGAAGTAGCAGATAAAATATCTGCTCCAATAACACAGGAGCAAGAGGGTGAGACTGTAGCATCTCCAAGTAAGAAAGTAATATCTTCTTTAGGAAGACTTACTTTAGACTTGGAAGTTGTCAACAATAATTTAGATAAAATTACTGAGGTAATCCAAGAGGATTATGCTCAGACAAAAGCAAAGAATAAGAAAGAGATTGAAGATTATAGAAAGAGGATTGCCAATAGAGAAAGAAGACTTCCAAAGAAAAATCTTGGTGATGATAAGAGAAGTCTTAAAGAGATAATCAAACCATTTGTTGGTGGATTTTTCTCTGGAGTTGGAGGTGCAATAAGAGGACTTGCTGCATTTAATTTACTGGATGGCATCATCAATGGAGATCTAACAAAGGTCATTGGATCTTTGATGGGAATTGGTATTACCTTTGTTCCACAAATTGGAATGATGATTGCTGGCACAATTCTGAAATCACTTCTTAAAGGGTTTGGTAGAGCTGCCTTTGGTAGAAGAGGTGGGATGCCCATGAGAGGACCAAGGGGAAGAACTCCTAGGATGGGTGGAATTGGTAAGTTTGGTGCTGCAATGGCTCTTGGTGCAGGTGCATTATCTTTGGGAAGTGCCTTTATGGGATCTCAAGAAACTGGAGATGATAATCAGGATAGGTTAGATGAACTAGAAGCACAAGAGAAAGCACTTGCTGCTGGTGGATATGCTGCAATTACCCAAGATGATTTAAAGAGATTCCAAAATTTAAATCAAAAGTTTGAAAAGATGATAGATCAGATGATGGGTAAAAGATCTTCTTCTGGTGGTGGGGGAGGAACTGGTAGCGCTGATACAGAACAAACCACTGGAGGTCAGATTAGTGGTGCTCCAGTAGAAATGAACATGGAGACTAGGGGAACTGTTCAGGGAGAATATTTTGATATGAAAGGGAGAATAGAATTACTTAAGAAGGTTGGTGCTACAGATGAAGAGGCAATGAGATTGGCAGCAATAGCAAAATATGAATCTGGAGGAGGATCTAAAGCACATAATCCAGATGCATCCACTGGAGATAATTCTTATGGGTTATGGCAAGTAAACATGATTGGCAATTTGGGAACTGCAAGAAGAAAGCAATTCAATTTATCAAGCAATGAAGATTTGTTTGATCCAGTTACAAATGCTCAAGCTGCATTGGCAATACTTAGAAGTCAGGGTTGGGGTGCCTGGACTGCAAACACACAAGTAACAGAGGAAGATTTAAAGGCAAGCAGAAAGGCATTTGAAAGTATTCAAGGTGGTAATGAAAGTGGTGGATATACATCAAAGCAAAAGAGAGTAAATATTAGTTCTACTGCACCACCATCAAGAGGAGTTCTTGTTAGCATGATTCCAACTCCAACAAGTTCTGGTAGTCCTGGTTCTGTGAACCTTGATGGTGGAAGTAATGATGATTTTGTGGATCCAAATAATTCAAATGATATAATTGGGCAACTGTACAGAACTCAATGGAACATTGTAGATGTAGGTTGATAAATGGACGCACAAAAACTACTAGAAGCACCAAAACCACAACCCAAGATTGTTGCTAGGGTATCTAAGGTCAACAACTTAGTTAAGGTATCCACTGAAGCAAGAAAAACTTCTACTAAATTAAGGAAGACTTTTGAGAAGGGTATCTATCAAAGAAAGACACAACTGTCTGTCTTGAATAGATACAAAAATAGATTAGATTCTATACAGAAAGAGAAGGATAGGGCATATCAAAAGAAAACTAAAAAGACAACAAAAGAAAAATTAAAGGTTCCAAAATTCAAAGGATCATTCTTCTCCAAGAGTGGTGATCCTTTATTTCAAATTGCTGCTCTTGCAGGACTTAATTCTTTAGAAAAATTATTAGAGGGAGATTTGCTAGGAGCACTTTCTCCAGGAATGGTTGCTGCTGGTGCATTAATGGCACCAGGATTACTTGGTCTTGCTGGTGGTGCAATTGAAGGATTTTTTGGCAGAGGTCCCAAACCACAAAGGGGATTTGATGTCACTGGAAGAAGAGTATCCACTAGTGCACAAAACAGATATAGACAGAGATTTGGAGACAGAGCATTTAAGAATAGATTTGGAAAAGATGCACTAAAAAGATCCAGACAAACTGGTGATGTAGTAAGCACTGCAACTAAAGGGGGTAGAGCAGCAAGAGCATTTGGTAGGTTTGGTGCATCAATTGTTCCTGGAGTTGGTGCAGTTGTTGGTGCTGCTGATGCTGCAATTAGAGCATCTGAGGGTGATGTTACTGGAGCAGCTATCTCAGGAGCAGGAGCATCTTTAGATGCATTTGCAGCTGCATCTGCTGCAACTGGTGTTGGATTGCCATTAGCTGGTCTTGCATCAATAGCATCATTTGCATTAGATCTGACTAACCTAACAAGAGATTTAATTGGTGCAAGTGATAAGGAAATTGAAAAGAATAGATTAAAAACCCAAGCAGAGAAAGAGAAAAAATTATCTGAGGCAAAGGGAAATTTAACATTCACAAAAACTTTAGACAGTTACAGTACAGCTTTGGTTAAGTTTGAAGAGTTCTCTAAAGAATTTACCAAGGGTCTCTTTATGTCACCAGAAGATGTAAAATTAGAGGCTGCAAGAGTTGAGGCTAGAGGTGCAGGATCTACTCCAATTAATGGTGCTGGTTATGAGTTTACTCAGAAAGCATCCTTTTCACAATACTTAACTGGAGATCCATCAAGTCCTGGATATGATGCAGCACATGGAACAGTTGGCAATTATCATGACCATGTTGCCTTTAAAGATAGAGATACTATGCAAAGAGCAGCAGCATATTTGATGAGAAAAGGAATTCAAGTTACTGAAATGAATGTTAGTTCTGGTCATACTCCAGGATCTGCTCACTATGAGGGACGTGCTTTTGACGTTCCTGGGCATCAGTGGAATGGTTCTGGTCCTATTGGACCAACTGAATACAATGGATCAAAGAGAGTAAGAGCACTTTTAAATGAATTTTATGAGTCAGAAGGATCTCATGGAGGAAACATTCTTTCTGGACCAAAGGGTGGATACTTTGCTTTACTCCATGGAAAAGAAGCAGTCTTGCCAGTGGATAATCAACACACACAAAGTGGTGGGGATCCTTTAGAAAATGTTTCTCCAGATATACTAAATGCAATTTTAAATAAATCTAAGGTTTATCAAATGGCAATGGCAGAAATGCCACCAGAAGTTATAGAAGTTCCAATGCCAGTTACCCTACCACAGGCATCACAATCCCAATCCTCATCACCAATGTCAATAAATATTCAAGATGATGCAGATAAGAAATTGTTAAAGATGTTATACTATAGTGTAC